ATTCTCTGCTGTCGGTTCTTGAATGACAAACCACGAGATTCCGAGTCCGATTTCTTGTGCTACCATCTTCCTCGTCGTATGCCTCGACTCATTAGAGAAACCGCCCGATACGTTTTTGAGTGCCGTCGTTTCCGAGTTCTGCCGCCACCTGCCGGTGTCCATCGCAACATCATACTCCCCGCATTGCGAGGTTCAAACCCTAAATCTTTATACTGTTTTCCCAGACCCGACGCTCCGGTAAGACCCTCGTTTATTGGAATCAAAAATATGCTTCTGAACCGTTTGTTTTTAATCGCAGTTATGCACGCTTGTAACGCCTCAAGCAGTTCGCGACCCGCACCTCTCTGAATACTGCAGCGCATTTTTATATAAATTCCTTTAAGGCGAATTGACCTACGAAACGTTAAGACTGCTACAACAGCACCGTCGACTTCTTTGACGAGAGCACTTACATCTTCTTCTTTTTCATCGGGATCTTCTTTCCGAATGGTATGAGACAGACTAGACGTGCGACCCTTTAAAAATTCCCCTGCACTGTCCGCAAACCTACATATATCCACATCTTTTGTTTCAAGGTACTCCCTAGTCACTTCCTCGTATTTACTTTTAAAGTACGCATCAATTTCAGGGTGAGTCTCATCGCCTGCCATATATTTTATCGCTCCTGCTCCGGCGCCTGCTGCCATTACGATACCCTGCGATATTAAGCAGAGTACACCGAGTGCGCGACTCCCGCAACGTCCCCGTCGGACATTCGCGCAATCAACGCCGACACCTCGCACAGACCCGAGTGAATCGACTCCCACTCGCCGTCCTCCCATGCAACCATCGTGGTCCGCGGCGCTTTCGCGGGAAAGTTCTCCAAAAGCACACCGTCCACCTTGCCCTTCATGCGCATGTAGCACCGCAACTGCACGAAATCATACGCTGGCGGCACGGTCCAGTAGCGCTTCCGGTTCTTTGTCTCGACGACCTTGCCGTCCTGGAAACCGTCAATGTACCCGATGAGGCGGTACTCGGGGCACTCTAGTTGCGTGAACGTATTGCGCTCCGTAATCTCTTTGCCGCTCTCTACAACAAATGCATCCTCCGCGACCTTTTCGAGTTTGGTCCCGCGCCGCTTCTGTATCTCCGATGCTAAAGTCTCTTGCTCTTTCGACGCGTCAATCACCCCCGCCAGAACCGGTCCGAGCGCCGCCAACTCCCGCTCGATCGTCGTCTGCCCCGTCTGGATACGCACCTGCGCCGTCCGGACCACATCAATATCTAGATCCCGAATGACGTTGGACCCGTTGAGTGCATTGGTCAGCAGGACTCGCGCATTCTCCACCTTGAAGCGCTTGACCACGCCTTCAAACTCTGCGTCGGTCTTGGCAGCAGTCGACTCGGCAACGCACGCCGCGAGGACCCGTTGAATCTCGGGCGGCGCCTCGGCAACAATCTCCCGCTCGGTCTTTCCGCCCAGCGACGACTTGACCCACTCTATAATCGGTTTGAACCGCGGATACTGTCCTAGGACCTTGAGGAGCACTTCTTCCTTCTTCTTGTAGGGGTTGCGACCCAGGATACCGGCAACTTCGGACGCGCTGAAACGGGGTTTGATCATTCTTATTGTACTGTATACACTCCCCGACTTCGTATATCCGTTTTCGTGGAGTTTACAGACCGCTCTTGAAGTCGTACTTTGGATATATGCGGTCGCGCATGTAGTCAGGCAACCTGTCCCACTGATGCACGACGTAGGATGCATCGCCAGTTGACGACGTGACAATCTCATTGTTTTCATTCATGAACTTGAATGCATACTGTAGGGTGTTGACGAACCCGTCCGCATTCGTAAGCGACTTGGTATTCTCGGGCATCGACTTGAGGTCGTAGAGCAAAAAGTTGTGGATTCCTTGGTCGATCCCCGCATAATCTGTCTTGATCATCCGCGTCATGACCACACACATTGCTGCTAAATATTCTCGGATCCCCTTGGCAGTTCCGTACGTTGTTCCGGAGCAGGATATAAGGTTCTCGCCAATACCTGCAATAACATCCCGACCTATGCATTTTTCAATGTCCTTCAACCATCCGCAATTGTGCGGACAGTCCTTGATCTTCATGTCTTCCAGAAAGTATACGAGATCCGCATCGCCGGTATCGTAGAGTTCAATATTCTTTTGAAAATACAGGTCGCGCGAGTCGCACAAAAGCACGTAATCTGTCTTCAACGAGTCCATCAGGTCGTTGAAGACAAAGTAGCGCTTCTGCTGGCACTGCCTTGCGAGATCGAGAGTGTCTACGTGGTACCGAACCTTCGGATACTCTGTCTGAAGTCTCTTCAGAGTGTCCACGTCCGAGGCATTGACAACAATTATGACATCGCCCGAAAACCCAGTGTCGTACAAAGTACCCACGAAGCGCTTATACACTTCGTAGCGGTATCCAGTGCAGTAGGTGAGAATAGTTGTACGTTTCTTGGCGGCGTGCGCTTGGATCGTGTCGCGCGTAATGTAGAAATCTCCACGGCAGGTAGGATCTGGGAACTTGCGCTTCTGAAGATGCGCGTACACAACTTCGCGCGTCTCACCGTCCTCGTACGTGACAACCAGACCCTTGGCAGTATAGTGCAGATGGCGAATATCTTTCGTCATGTTGTACGTGTCGTAAAAGGTCGCTTTCGAACCGGCGGGCAACCACCGCTTGTTCCACTCTTCAGGAATGACGTCCGACATATAGTCCCACATCGGGAATGCGTGGTCGTTCTTTGGAAGCGCCTCTGCAAACTTCCCCTCGTCATACCCCGAATACCACGTGTTGTTCTTGAAAATATCGAGAACGTCCGGCGCGGCAGTCTTGTACAACTTGCGGTACGCCTGCGTATTCCGCAGCGCCATGAAGTGTGCGCGATTGTACCCGATGCGGTCATAGTTGCGCGATAGGTCGATAAAGTTCGAGATCTTTCCGTAAATGACGTCAATATCACCCCATCCAAAGTAATCGTCTTCGGAGATCTGGAGGTTGAAAATGTCGTGGTATGCGACCTTGAACTCGCAGAGTTTATAGGGGAATGTTTCGAGAAGAGGAGTATCGACAATGGCACCAAACTCACACAGGAAAAAGTCGCGAAGTTTCTGATTCAGTTCCTCAAACGTCATCTGCTCAACAACCAAATTGGAAGGACATTCATAACCGTCCAGAGAAATATTGGTGTACAGGTGAACGACGAGACTATCGGTGTTGATGGCAAGGGAATCCAAATACAACTGAAAGTAGTTGGGGAACGCCTTGCCAAAGTAGGCGATCGAAAGGTGAATCTTGCCAGGGTAGGGTGGGGACTTGACCGTGCCATCTGTCAGCGCCAGATACGACTCTTTCGAGTACCAACCGTTCGTGCCGTTGTGAATATCCACGACAGACTTGAACACGTATTCGTAATGTTTGGCGAGAGTGTACATGTCGTACTTTTCCACGGCGCGCTTGCGGACGTACGCCCGGTCAAACTTGCCATCGAGCGCCATCTGGACACCCACGACGTAATCCTGCAACGTGTGGCAGCGCACGCCCGTCTTGAAGTTCTCGATGGTTTCGGACATTGCTCCCCAGTCCGAGGCGATGACGGGAGTTCCGCAGAGTTGCGCCTCGACCATCGCTGTACCAAACGGTTCTAGATATTTCGTCGGCGCCAAAAAAGCAGTCAAACTGCCGAGGTACCGACCGCGCTCGGCACCGTGAATCGGCGCCTTGTACACCACATTTGGAACTACGAGATACGGCGTAGGGTCGCCCTGACCACATAGCACAAAGCGCGCGTGAGGCATTCTCCGTGCAATTTCCACGATGATGTTGCACCCCTTGCAGTTTCCGATGCGCGCGAGAAACCCGATAGTCGGGATCGGCGGAGTTGGAGAGTAGGGAAACTCGAGAATATTGAAAAAGTTGGGAATGACGAACCAGTAGTTGTTAGGGTCCTTATCTTCCACACCGATCGTCCGCGCCATCCACGTATGCGATTCAAAAATCCGAAAATTCTTGCACGACCCGTTATATCCGATTCCGGTCTCGATGGGGATGACATTCATTCCTTCCAGCGCTGCATCGTACGACTTGCCGAGAGCAATACATACCAAATCAGGCGAGGTATAATTCTTCGTCAACTCGGTCTTGAAGCGACGATTGAACTCTTCGTAGAGGGGCGTGCACCAGTTCGCCAGTTCTCCAAAAAATGTTTTCGGGTTGTCGAGGTACGCCTGCGCTTCCTCGTTCGTCTTGAACTCGGTGGGTTTCAGATGGCGGATCGACTTGATACGCAGATCTTTCCACTCTTGTGTCGTAAAGAGTTGAACATCGCGCGTGGCGCCGCTTTTCGACCCTTCCGTTCCGTAGTGAATGACTTCAAATCCGCGACTGCGCATCATCGAACTGAACCGCAAAACTTTTCCCGTGAACGCACAGTGACTGTAATCATCGTGCGTTAGCGTGTGTGGGATCGCCGGGAGGTGCAGGCGAAACGATTGCTTCATATTATATACGCCTTCAACGACGCATGTAAATGTTAAACACTCTGAATGAACTCCCACTGCAGATATTCGCAGATCTTCTTCCAGATGGTATCGTGCTGTATGAGTCTGTCGCGACTCTTCAGCAACTGAAAGTGAACTTTATATTCATCCAATTCTAAGAGTTCCAGAAACTTGTAGATGATGTAGGAGTAGGACAGAAAGTTGCGGCGCTCATCGGGGCAGTAGAGCAAATAAGGCGCCTGGACTTCCTGAAACATCGCGCGGATCTTGTCCTCGATCTCGGGCGTGATGGTGGGTGGAGGGTTTCCATTCAGGCGACTCAAAATGTGTGCAGCGTGCTCGTAGTAGCGATTTCTGTTCAACTTTTTGAGGATCTCGCGAATGTTTTGCTCGGTTAAGAGGGCAATATTATCGATGCGCCTCTTTCGGATTTCGCAAATGACTTCGCTCATAACCTCTTCGGGAATTTCCGTGCTTTCCTTCGCTTGAAATTGGTTCAGGATTTCATTGAGATGATTTTGCTTCTTGTATGCATAGTTATTGCGCTCCTTGGGCGGGTCGCGGAAACTGGGAAAGTCGGAGACGACGAGGGCGTACTCTTCGCTGCCGCACTTGGGACACACGAGGATTCCCTCGGACGTGATTTCTTCGCGCGCGACATTGCAGTCAGAGCAGTGTTCCGAGAGTTTGTAATCTTGCGCCTCGGCGACGCCGTCCGACAGACCGCGGCGCTGCATGTACTCGTCGAACATCTTTTTGCGCGAGGGTCCGAGAGCACTTTCGGCAACGGAAAAGAGTTTGTCGAACGTTCCCATCGTATGGGCAGCAGTTATGCGCACAGTGGGCATCGGTTGAAGAGGCGCGGATGATTTCCGGGCAATCTGCTGGTAGTATTCGAGCATAATATCGCCACTGCTGAGGTAGTAGTTGTAGAGGCACGCCCCGCTCTTCGCATCGTCCAACTCTGCCTGTACTTTTACGAGTTCCTGTTCGGTCCGGGTGTGCTCCATACACTCGTCAAAGTCGAAGCAGTCGAACGGTTTCGAAAGGCGCGCTTCCAGTTCCGCAAGTTTTGTCTCTAGTTTTGCGACATTTTCCTCGGACGCCTTGCGGTTCAGATCTAGAATGTGCTGTTCGTGCATCGAGTCGAGCGTCCCTGATTTGGACTTGTGCGACGCGGGGGTTTCACGCGCCTTCTTGACTTTGAACACGTCCGTTGACATTGTGGGTCTTGAGTCTCTTGCTGTAAGTCATTGTTGTTAACGGATGCGCAGGGCGACATATCCTACAAATAACGCGACAGCGACGCCGAGCAGAATTGTGGGGGTTTGATCGGTGGACACGAGGACGCTGGGTCCGTAGGAACCCGGAAAGTAGGGGGCGAACGTCTCTCCCTTCTTTGCTTTCGCTGCTGCTTTCGCCGCTGCCTCATCTGCCTTCGTTCGCGCCCTATCGATATCGAGCGCCTCTTTTATGGCAGCACTATCTGCAGGTTTGCATCCACGCATATTGAGTTCGAGCGATGGCGAGAGAAAGTGGGTCTGAGCGCCTATATTTACACCGAATTTGTCCGTTGTTGGGCACGTAAACGCCTGGCAGGGCGGGACTCCGTCGAGCACCATTGCGTTCATGATTTTGAGGGGATTTATTGCGGCAATGTCCCCGCCAATACCCGGAACGATTCCG